CAAGAAATTGGGTTTCACCACGAAGTTGAAAATAAAACATGAGTGGCATGAGGTTGAATATTGTTCATCTCTCTTCTGGCCGGTAGCGGACGGTTACGTCCTAGGCCCTAAAGTTGGCAAAAGATTACCTAAGATCGGTTTTTCTTTGCGAAAATTAGATGTAGGAGAGGTGAAAGGGATGCTGTTAGGATTACGCATCGAGGCAGGTTATATACCTGTTCTTGGTGCTTATGCGAAACACCAATTGGGTTTGCTGAAGAAAACAGCGAAAAAGAGTTATGTTGACGACAGATCGGTCTACAAAAGTTTGGCCAGCTCTACTCATAAACCCAACGAAGACACCCTCTCATTTTTTGAGGAGAGGTATGGAATAACAGCCCATGAAGCTGAGCAACAATTGCTTTCAGTTTTGTCTAAAAATCTGACAGATTGTGTGGACTACAATCTGTTGGACGTTTTCACTACTAAAGACCTATAAAGGTCGTCCATGGCGGAAAAATAAAAACTTATAAAAACGAAAAAACGCAACAAATTAAACAATACATGTTGTTATGGATTTTACAACTAATTATTGTGGGATGTATTACTCTGACGGGCGGATCCAGCCTAGTGTTGCCAATGGCGCGACGGTTCCTAACGGACCACTGGATTCTGCTTGTCGTGATCATGACACTGCGTACGCTCTCGCCACTAATGATCAAGATCTCGAAGCCGCTGATAATAAATTTCAAGAACAGACTCATAATTTGGGCCTTCGTGGAAAACTCTACGGCAATTTAGTTAAGCACGGCAACTCACTCGCACGGAACAAAATGGCATTTCTTCTGCCGCTTGGTGGTCTCATTGGCTACTCGGCTGGAGCAACTGCGATTCTCAGTACGATGTTCGGCAGCAAAAAGCCGAATGTAAGGAAACCTGACAGTACACCTGTCAAGGCAGCAGATGTGGGTGTTGTGTATAATCCAGGTGAGGAACCAAACGATAGTGGACCCAGCGGCTCTGCTTTCGAACCCGCTACCCCTAATGGGGGAACCAGCATAGCGGATAGTTCCAATTTGGGTTATTCAGCGTGGTCTGGTGGTCTAAAGGACCCCGGCCTAATGGAGCCTTTGTCTTGGACAAAGACTCGACCAGACAGATCTAAACTAAAAACGAGTA